GTATGCATCACGGCTGCCGCATCTTCTAAACTAGTCGCTGTGTAAGGTACGATTAAATCGTCCGCTGGAACAAACTTGGACACGGCTCTGCTTAAAAGTTCATCGTAATAAACTTTTTTAAAAGCAGAACCGGATAGAGGGAGGTAGAATAACATTTGATCAAAATCAGGTTCATATTCCTTCATGACATCCATCAATTGATAGTTCATAAAATCTCTTACCCGATTTCCCTGTTCCTGTTTCTGTTGATTAATTGCCCCTAGAATTTGGGTTCTGACAGGACCATCAGGAGGTAGTAATTCCTTGTACGCCCCTGCCTGAAACTGGGTTACAGCTTCAGCGAGGACAGGATGCGTAGCACCCGAAGCCCCTTCAAAAGGTTGCGACGGGTTAACATATTTAAAACCTAAAAGATCTAGACCTTTGGTGTAGGTTTGTTCCCACTCCGATCTAGAATTTTTATATTCAGTATAATCTCCAAAGAGATCTCCACCGACTTTATCTAAAACATCGTCGGGTAATAATTCTGCTAAATTCGTGTAATGATCTTCGGTGCCTGCCTGGTTCACGGCCCCCGGTTCAAAGTTAATATCGACGGAACCATCTTCCTGCTCTATGACTTCAGGCTGTCCAGGTTTTGATTCTTCAATCGTTTCCTGCGCTTCAGTGATTTCTTCTTCAGGGGGTAAGGTTACCGTCTGTTCGACGTTAGGCAATGCCTTGTCGATATTATCGTTGTCCGCCATTTATTTCTCCAGTTTCACTACTCTAACTTGTTTATAAGGAACATTCAAGCCTTGAGGATTAGGTCCTCTTTTAGGCGGTACTGTTCTCGTTAATCGTTTAACTCTTCCTCCCTGCTTGTAATCCTTTTCCCAGCGTTTGGCAATCTCTGGAAGATTAGCATGCATATAGCGTCTTTGCTTTTCTGATTTAAAGGGCACTACTTTAGAAACCAATTAAGGAATCTTTGTAAAGGACCTTTTCCTTTAGGAGAACGTCCCTTGATCCAGGCTTCGTTCCAAAAAGGAGTACTCTTATCGTCTCCCTTATAACGTCCTTTTTTCGTTCTAGCTCGTTTATGTTTTTTACCCATAATATACTCTTGACCCCTTAACAAAAACTTCCTTAGGATCTTCAGGGTGTTTCAAGAATCCTCCTTGTCTTAATCTCATTACCGCCTGTGTCATTGAGTCCACATAATCGTCGTGGTCTCCGTGAGGAAATGCGGCGCATTCCTCAATGACTTCCTGTGCATACTGTTTATGCATTGGTGCCCATATTCTACCACTTTCAAAAAAAGGTGCAACCGAATTTACCCGAACGTGTTTATCGTTTCCTCGAGAAGGTGTGAAGTTGACGACGGGGATATGCATATGGCGAAGTTCGTGCGTGAGTGGGATCCCTGATGCCTTGGCCTCGATTAAGACCATATCAGGTCGCCAGAACAAATAAGATTCATGAGCTGCGCGTCGAAGTTCGGGGAACTCGAACCGGTCTCGTTCAGCATCCAACAGGATTAAATGAATCCCGCTGTCATCATCGCGGAACACGCCCCAGGTGGTAATGGCTGAAAAGTCGGCAGATTCTTTTTTAAGAAAAGCTGTATCGTAAGATTGAATAATATAATCCACTTTAGGGGGATTCTCGTGTGGCCAGTCTTGCCACCACTCTCTTTTAATAATCGCTCCTTCATCCGCTATTGGATTCTGCATAAACTGTGCATTCCATTTCTTAACGGGTAAGGATGCTTTCTGGGTTTCTAATTCATCAAGGCTCCAGTACTCTGGCCATACGGGTTTTCCCGTGGGTAAAATAGCGGGGAACTCGACAACTTCCCATTGATCACCTTTTACTTCTCCTTGAGCCTTCATTAACTGTCCCGTTAAATCTTTTGTAGACCAACGAGTCATTACAATAATAATGGCACCACCAGGTTGAAGACGTTGTCTTGGTCCTGAAGTATACCAATCATAAGCTTTATCAAAACCATCTTCACTGAATGCATCTTGTTCCTTGTGTGGATCATCAATGATAAGTAAATCAGCACCACGACCTGTGATCGCTCCGCCTGTACCTGCCGCAAAGTATTCACCCCCTTGGGCAGTTTCCCAACGCCCTGCGGCTTTGGAATCTTCCTGGAGTCTGGTTTTAAATACTTCTTGATACTCCTGAGTATCAATAACGTTTTTAGCTTTACGACCGAATCTTACAGCTAGTTCAGCAGTGTGGGTCGTTTGAATAATTTTTAACTTTGGCTTCTTGCCAATCATCCAAGCAGGTAAATAGTTAGAAGCAAATTCTGACTTGGTGTGTCGAGGAGGCATATTAATAATAAGTCTCTTTATTTTGCCTGTTGCTATTTGATTAAATTTGTCTGCTACAACTCTATGATGGTACCCCTGGATAAATTCAGGCCACATATATTTTATAAATTCTAAAAAGTCGTTCTGAACAAGAGCCTGCTTTTCTCTTTGTTTCAACTTTAACGCAGCTAGTAAATATTGTCTTTCGTTATCCGGATCCTCAAAATTTTTTATAATATTTTTTGGAGTTTTGTTTGAATTTTTTATAATATTTTTTGTCTTTTTAACCATAACTTGAATGCGGATTTTAGCCCCTCTGACTGTATTCATCCTTGACTTTAGTCTAAAGTTTAGGATCCCTTTTCCTTTTAAGGTATTTGTTATTTGTTTTCAATAGTTATTCAGTACTTACATTGGTACCTCTATCAATCATAACAGTTATAATGAATGCTATGCATACTCTGATATCTAATAAGGTATACCTATCGGTATACTCTGATGTAAGAAAAAAAAATAAAGAAAAAAGGACAAGCGACACGTGTACACGTGTCGCTTGATTAATGTTAATGATTTTGAGTAATAAACCTATCGGATTTAAATATAGGAATATAGGTTGTTGCGTCCTGTATATCCTTAATAGAATTGATAGATGAATAATTCTTTTTATATTCATCTAAGTTTTTATATTCAGAATAATCACAACATAACGCAATGACATCTAATTCTATTTCGGTGCTTGTATCCTGTTCAAAGTCTATCAAATAATTATACAAACACTCCAACCCCTCGTATGTAAAATTAGATGGACGCATTTTTGTAAATGCGTCCATAAAGTCAGTTATGCTCACAGATTTTTTCATTAATCTAATAAAGTCATATAAGCTTTAGAATTTAATCTACTAAACTTATCTAACCCCTTTTGCATATCCTCATAGTTCTCGTCTTTTTCATCTTGCTTAACCTTGTCGTATAACTTTGCTTCTTCAAGTGTTAACCATTCTGATTGATGACTAAACGGATTTGTTCTTTTATATTCTATTGTCATTATTTTTTCCTCTCTCAAATGATTTAGTTAATTGGTCGCTTAACCATTGCTCCCTGTCTTTTTTTCTTTTGTCCATTTCATTTGTAATAAACAAAACAAAAATTAAAACATAAAAAACTAATCCAATATAAAGTATTAAATTCCAATTCATATTGTTTCAGCTTTCCATTTAATTATGAGACCTAAACTCTTCATAGTTTTAAGATCTTCACTATTAAAAGTTATTTTTGGATCCTTAAATTTAATCAAAGCATTTGCGATATGACAAACGGGATAAATGTTTTTATTCCCGTAAACACTTCGAACTTGTAGTATTATTTCTTTATTCATTTTTTTCCTTTCGTTGTTGTATTGCGTCAACTAATCGACCTAACAAAGTTAATTGACGTTGCATTTCTTTTTTACCCTCATTATTTAATCTAGAATATAAATCTAAATATAAAGGTAATTGAGTTTCCCATTTCGAAGAAATGTCTATTTTTCTCATAATGGTTTTTTGTTTAGGTGTAGTACAATTTTTAACAGCTTTTGTAATTTCACCTATATCTATTTTTTTTAGTGTCATATTTTTCCTTTCTATCCCTATTAACCATAATAAGCCTAATAGTACAAGTATAATGAATAGTAGTTGTGAATTTTTTTTTACCTGCGCAGCTGAAGAGCTTTACAGCTTTATTTTATTTTTTTTCTTTTTTTATTTATGTTTAGACTACAAGCACAAGCGGAATTTTTTGGGGTAGTCTAGTATCACGAAAGTTTAAAATCTTAATGTGCGTTGAGATATGAAAGAGTTTTTTTTAGATTACAAGCAAAAAAAACGACAAGCGAGATTTCTCGCTTGTCGTTCCAAAGTCCAATTA